AATGTCAAAGAAAAGTAGATATCCCGACCACATTGTGTGGGATGAGGAGAACGAGAAGTTTCACGCAAACATCTTACCTTACGCTTCAAGTATATCAGGACCAAAGATTGAGATTGACGATATTGACTTGTTTAAGCAACAAGGTGCAAACAAACTACAGAAAATATTCAAATCAGAATTTGAACAAATCGTAGAAAAGTACAATAAATTAGTTGATGAAGTAAACCTAAACGATGTGATATACAACTCAACATATTCCTTTGAACCTGTTGTTGGTAACATATATCATTTATACTATGGAAATAACAAAGAAAAGTTCTTATCTTTAATTTCACCAAACGAATGGGATAAAGAACACATAGTATCAGTAAAACTTAATTCAGATTTAAAATGGGTTTCAATAAACGATTTATAACGAAAGAAATAATTGAAATTACTGAGGACAATTATATGGAAAACTTGTTCAACTCAGACGCACTAATTTTTGGTGATGACTGGTCACATGAGTTCTACAAAATGTTCACAGACAAAAAACCAATAAATGAAATAAAAGAAAATCTTAAACATTATGAAAACAATTAAGAGAAATAGTGAGATAAAGAGAGTCTCAGATAAAGAGGCTATGCACCTTGTTAAGTTCGGATGGGAATACTGCCCTAAAAACCTTTGGAAAGAAGGTAAAAATAAAAAACCTGTTAATGATTTAAATACTGAAACTGACGCTATGTCAGATAAGAAAAAGAGAAAGTTGAGGAAGGAAAATAAAAGAAAAAAATACGAAACTAAATAATATGAGTATTTTTAAAAATATAAAATTAAAAAGACTAAATAAAAAAAGGGATAAATTATTTGAATTATCTTATAAGTACGGAAGTATTGATAGAAAAAAGTCTGATGAATATTATAGTCAGGCAGTTTTAATTGAAGAAGAAATAAAAAATTTATTAGAAAAATGAAAGAACATGTGAATCATCCTTCTCACTACGGAGGTGAAGACAATCCTTATGAGGTTGTTAAAGTCGCTGAAGCATGGGGAATTGATAAAGATGCGTACCTATTTAATGTTTTAAAATACATTGGACGTAGTGGAAAAAAAGATGACAACCCACCTTTACAAGACTTAGAAAAGGCTTTATGGTACTTAAATAGAAGAATAGAAAATATAAAACATGAACACAAAAACAAACACGATTTATACCTCAGACTCTATCGAGAAGATGGAGAAGATGGAGGAAGGGACGATTGATTTAATTGTTACATCTCCACCATATGGTGTTGGAATCGAATACGATAGTTGGGATGATGATAAATACTTTGAAGAGTATAAGGTATTTGCGAAAGAATGGATGTCACAGGCATATCGTGTATTGAAAGATGACGGTAGAATTGCTATTAATATTCCATACGAAATTAATCGTCAGGATAAAGGTGGTAGAATATATTTTTCCGCTGAGATGTGGATGATTATGAAAGAAATTGGATTTGGTTTCTTTGGTATTGTAGACCTTGAAGAGAGTTCACCACACAGAAGTAAGACAACTGCTTGGGGAAGTTGGATGAGTCCGTCTTCACCATATATTTATAATCCTAAGGAGTGTGTAATATTAGCCTATAAAAAGTTACATAAAAAGAAAGTGAAAGGAACACCACAATGGAAAGGGGAGTACCAAATGGTGGAAGACACTAAAAAAGGTGGGATGAGAAAGAAACTTGTTTACGAAGATAAAGACAAGAAAGATTTTATGTCATTAGTTTTTGGACAGTGGAATTACTTTGCCGATACCAAACAAAAAACAAAGGCGACATTCTCTTTAGATATACCGTACAGAGCGATTAAAATACTTTCATATAAAGAAGACATAATACTCGACCCATTCAATGGGTCAGGTACAACTTGTTTAGCTGCCGAAATGTTAGGTAGAAAATGGATAGGAATTGATATCTCAAAAAACTATTGTGAAGTTGCTAAACAAAGAATTAAAGATTATCAGTTGGAACAACAACAACTTAAAATACAGGTTGATGAATTAACAAATTAAAAAAAATGGTTTATTACGAAACTACTGAGCAATTAATGACCCTTGCGAAGGAAAGAGGAATGAAAACCACCAAAGAAGGTTTATTGTATTTTAATACAGGTAAATTTACGGGTAGGTCACCTAAAGACAGATATTTTTCTGAAGGGGAATATGCCAATAAAACAATCGACTTTGAAAGAGTTATAAATAAAAAAGTAAAAAGAGAAAGTTACACTTTACTCAAAGATGAGTTAAAAGGGTATCTTGAGAATGAAAAGACATTTAGAAGTAGAAAAGTAGTTGGATACAATTATGAGCATAGCGCCTCATTTAATATTACATCTACAGAGCCCTGGGCAATAATATTCTTCAATAATATGTTGATAGACCCATCGTCTTTTGTAACCACCTTTTCAAGGACATTTACTGAGTGGGAAATAGTTCACTGTCCTAATTTTGTTAGTAAAAATAAACCTGAGGATGTTAAAAATGAAAACTTTGTCATTGTAGATTTTGACGATAGAAAAATTTTAATAGCAGGAACGAGTTACACAGGTGAAATAAAGAAAAGTGTTTTTACTGTTATGAATACTCTTTTAATAGATAGAGGAGTTTTACCGATGCATTGTTCGGCAAATGCTAACACAAAAGATGGTAGAGGAGTTAATTTATTTTTCGGTCTTTCGGGAACAGGTAAAACCACATTATCATCTGACCCATTGAAATTCTTTATTGGTGATGATGAACATGGATGGTATGATAATTATATATTTAATTTTGAAGGTGGATGCTACGCTAAATTAATTGATTTAGATGAATATAAAGAACCGATAATATGGGACGCTATTCATAGTAAATTTACCAGACAAAACACATCATTATTAGAAAATATAATAGTCGATGAAAAAGGTAACCCTGATTTTACAGATAGTACGATAACAGAAAATATTAGAGTATCATATCCGTTAGACCAAATTACAAGAGATGTTAAAGTTACTATGACAGGTCGAGGTATAGAAGTTGAAAATATATTCTTTTTATCTTTTGACGCATTTGGTGTATTACCACCTATTTCTTTATTAAGTACAGAACAGGCTGTAAAGTATTTCGAATTAGGGTATACATCTAAGGTTGCGGGTACCGAAGTTGGTGTAGATGAACCAACAACGACCTTTTCACCATGTTTTGGAGACCCATTCCTACCAAGAAAGGTATCTGACTATAGTGATATGTTTAAAGATAAGTTAGAGAACAATCCAAACGTAAAAGTATGGTTAATTAACACAGGTTTTGATAAACATTACAATAGATTTTCATTATCACAAACTCGTGGAGTTATTAACGGAGTTATAGATAGAAAATATGAAGAAGAGTACATAGAATACCATGAACTTAAAATACCAAAACGTATTGGAGAATATGATATGAATGAAGTATTCGAAAAACCTAATGACGAAAGACAAGATAAATTTTTTACCATGATAAAAAACTCCTTATGACAGGGGTTTTTTTCTTTATGAAGTATTTATATTAAAAGTATATTACCATGAGACAATTTAGAATTGATGACTCTGAAAAAGATAGAATATTAAATCTTCACGAGAGCGCAACAAAAAGACAATATTTAAACGAACAAGAAAGTAATTGTATACCAATAAATCAAGTAGAAGGTATTGAAGACGTTGTAAAAGATAAAAACAAACTAAATTGGTTAATCGAATTAGGGGGTGAAAAATTAAGTGAAGTATGTCGAGGTGGATACGGAACTAAATATACATTTAGATTTGAAGAAAACCCAGATTTAAAAGTTGCGTCATTCACATTAGATGGTGATTTAAACATTGGAAGCATAGGAGCATGAAAAAAGTACTTAACGAGACAGGACTAAGAAATATAAAGGACTTAGCCGACAGATATAAGAAAGCCAAGATTTATTTTCACCAAGATTTAGATGGTGTAACTACTGCATTAGCTATGAAAAACTATTTGGAAAATAATGGTATCAAGGTAGTTGACTCTGAAATTATTCAGTACGGTGATAAAGAGTTCGCGGTTAAGAAACAAGATGCTCAAGGTGACACAATGCCGGTGTTGGTTGATTTCGCCCACGGTAAACCCATGTTTGTTGTACACACTGACCACCACGATAGTCAAACAGGTGTTGAGGGAGACACATCAACATCATTTAGACCCTCTCGTTCAAATGTAGCCACCCTTTCTGATATTATGTCACCATCAGACATATTCCCATCAGATGATATTACATTAATATCAACAGTGGATTCAGCGGATTTCGCTCGATTTGGTCTTAAACCTCAAGACATTATGAACTTTATTTTTAAATTACAAAAAGATAAAGGATTACAGCAAAATAAAATGGCTTTAGGATTAGCGACAAATAAATTGTTGTTAGCTTATAAAAACAAACCAGGATTCTTAGAGAAGTTGGTTATGAATTCCACACCATCACTATTAAACATATTTCAAAACATAAATAAGATAGCACAACAAGAGGGTTATGCAAGTCCTGAAGAAATGGCTTTGAATCAAAAAGGATATGTTCAAAAACAAAAAGAAAGTGATAAAGTTTATGTGGATGATGGTATAATTGTACAATACGGAGGAGGTTCTATGTTTAAACCAGGTTCGTATGATAGATACACACCATTTAAAAATAATCCTGATGCTGATTTCTTAGTTATTGCGTGGCCTATGGGTTTAGTACAAGCTAGTTGTAATCCATTTAAAGGTGAGAGAGAACTTAAGGGAGTCAACTTAGGTGAGATTGCTCAAGAAGTATTAGCTAAATGGGAACCACAATTAAAAGACAAAATCATTCCTTTATCAACGATTAAATGGATATCAGAATCAGGTAAAAGTTTTGACCAAGAATCAGTCGGATTTACAAATGCTGACTTAGAAGCTTTCTATGGTGATAAAGTACGTTCAATGGAAGGTGGTGAACAGTATATGGATAGATTAAAAGATATTATGAACACACCTTCAAGTGAGTTAGAAGATTCTGAGTGGGCGATATTAGATAAATTAGGTGTACCAGCTTGGGAGATGATTCAAGCTAATTCAGGTGGACATAAATGTATTACAAATATTTCAGCATTAAATTACTTCGGTAGAAGTAAAAGACCACCTTCAGGTAAGAAAAGTTATAGGAAAAAAGAAGGAGATACGCCATACGTCAAGTTTGTTAAGATGATACAAAGAAGATTTGTTGAATTACTCAAAGAAAAAATCAATCAGAGTAAAAAAAAAGCACTAACTAACGAAAACGTTATTACTGAACAAAGTATACCTACAATTCCATCACCTATTGGACCAACACGTATAACACCTGGAGGAGGAGAATGGGGTGCTTCGAGAGGTGGTGGTACTAGAAAACATAAAGGTATAGACTTCGCTACAGATTCAGGAACTGTTATAAGATGTCCTCTTAATGGTAAAGTAAAAGTTGCTAGTGACAAGAGAGATTATTGTGGAGGTACAATTACTATTGAACATGATAATGGTCTTAAAACTATATATTGTCACGTAAAACGATTTTTTGTAGTACCAAATATGCCAGTTGTTGCTGGACAACCAATAGGACTAAGTGGTGGGGGCGACAATGACCCACATAAGGGTCATACGGATGGGCCTCACTTACATTTCGGTATGAAAAAAAATGGTAATTTTATTGACCCAACACCACATGTTGATTTAAATTATGATTGGGGAGGTGGTATTGGGATTTCAGGTTTACCTTCATTACCCTCAATAAGTGGTACAGTTAATTTAGATAACGTTGCTGCAGGTGTAGGAAAAATACTTGGTATACGATAAGTTAATTAATACATTGAAAAGGAGACATTGTCTCCTTTTTTTATGCCCAACTCATTACAGGTTCCTCCATAGAGTTCTAACACTTCACTACCCATACCTGTATAAGATTTACATTTTTCTTTATTATCACAGGGTAAACAGTTTGAATTAATTGTGTCGATAACACCATCATTAATCATAATAATATCCAAAGGAATAACACAGTTGTATGTCCAAAAACTTTGTTGACCTGTCTCAGGCATAAGAAATAACATACCATTAAATTCTTTATTAAATCTTTTACCCATCATACCCTCTGCGATAGAATTTTGTGTAGTGCAAAGTTTGACTTTAAAAATGTTATCTCCTATGATTACTTTCATAACAATAAATATTTGTAAATACAGAATAATATGAAGTCAATAATTTTTAATGCGTTAGTCAAAAAATATGAAGCAATTATAGAAGAGAGTCGAGCAACACTTGAGATATACTTTAATAATCCTGCAGGTATCGGAGAACACCCTAATATTATTGAAGAGATGGATAAACTAATCGAACAAATGGAATCAGCTAAAGGTCGTTTGGAAACGTTGATGAATAACTTCGACGATTACCGAATCAAAAATTAAATTTAGTTTTTGCTTGACACAAAGAATATTTTTTATATCTTTGTAAGACTTTTGTAGGAAATAGTAGTATTTATATATTACCTCCTAAAAAAAAAGGAAAAATATTTGGAGAATAAGAAAAAAGTTTCTTATCTTTGTCAAAAGTTCTTTGAAATAGTAATGACGAACAATCTTTGGTTCGAGTTTTAGTTAAAAGACTAACCCCCTTTTTTAAATTACACAAAGATTTATTAGTCATCGGCGGTTTAGCGTCGTTAGATAACCCTGGCAACAGGACTAAAGGGACAGAATTGGATTTAGCAATCCTTGGAAGTTCGCAGTCGTATGACTGACAACTAAACAAAGTATCTACGACCCGTACCTCAAGGGCAACTGCTGAGGGGTTAGGGTTCACTTGAATATGTGGAAATTCGGGTGTGAGATGGAGACATCAACAGGAGAAGATACAGGT